GCCGCCATACGCGCCGAGGCCAGCCATCAAGCCCTTCTGGAGATCACCGGTTACAGCCGTAGTGCCAGCGCCGACGATACCGGCAGCAGCAAGCGGACCAACGCCCGGGATAAACGAAAGGCCGACACCAAGGAGCGTCGGAAGAATTTTACCTAGGAAGCCAGCTTCAGGAAGACCTGTGTTGGGGTTGACGCTGAGATCGCCGCCAAACTTCTGAGCCAGACCACGAAGGCTATTCACCTCGTTCGGTGTCATATGGACGAGAACAGAGTCTTCACCACGACCTTGGCTTTGAAGCTCGCTGGCAAGGGGGTTCATACGGCTATTTAGACCGCTCAATGACGGCAACCCACCGGCACCGGGGACCGGGTTGTTATTATACGTACCACCCGCAGGAGTATACGGTGTGGGGTTGGTGGGCTGAACGTTCAGTTCTTGCATAGCCATGATCCTTGCGCGCTATCGTATACTTACACTGACATTACCCATTTGTCCAAATCCAATTACTGGAAGAGGAGCAACACGCGTTGTGGGCGGGAACTGGGCGGAAACGTGGGTAACACCCACAATAACAGAAGGCGTAGCCGGAATAGCTGGGGTGACGCCCGGAGAAGCCGTAACAGCAGGGAGCGCCTCAATGGAAACCCCCGTATTGCTGACACGCCACATGATTTCAATGTACTGGTTGTCTGCCGTGAGATCGACCATAATCGGAGTCACAGCAATTAGGTAAGACGGAGAACCAGTTGATTTACGCGCTGGAATAGCAAAGCGACTGTTCGAGTTGGCAATGTCCGTGCCGTTCTTACGTATCCAGATGTCAATCGTTTCGACGTCATTGACCGTGTTTTTGAACTGGATGCTGTAGGCGACGTTATAAATACCCTTCTTAGCGAAGGTAATCCGAGAGTTGCTTACAACGCTGATCCCGTCAGGGAACTCGTTGGTATCGAGTGTAAGCGCATAGGCTACTGCTACGCTTGCAGCAGTTTGGTTCTGAGTGCTTGATAGCTGGTTGTACGGAAGCTGGAGCCAGCGTCCGTCGCCGTAGTAAGTGCCGCCATAGACGTTAGCTACCGTCATATCTTGGATCAGCGCAGTGCGCGTGCTGAACGCATCGGTGTCCGTGTAGACGGTGTTCGAGCGGTTTGCGCTAAACAGATCAATGACGCCGTTAACGGCCTCTAGGTTCGTAGCAGTAAGATTAGTTGCGGTAAAATTGGTCCCAGTAAAATTACCGCCATAAAAATTAGCAGCCCGATAAGAAGCCGCTTGGTTGGGGGTGATGGAATCCAACTGCGAGAAATAAAGCTCGATGACGCGGATAAGCTGCCGCACGTACTGCGGATCGTATTGCGCAGGCGGGTTAGGAAGTGGGGCAGCTTTGAACCGTTCGAGTGCCATTAGCGCCGTCCGTCCTCTCGTGCGTCTAAACGCGGCGCACCCAATTGCCACTGGACGCCGAGAGTTTCGGACTGGATTTTAAGCGCCATCTGGCGTGCACGGGCACGGATGAACACCTGATCGGTGTACTGGTTTACCGACGTCTCGACTACAAGTTTGCTATCGCTGGGGTTATTCGACAGCGAAGAACCGGGGAAACTACGCGCCCTGATCTGCATAGTGACTTCAGGTTCCAAAGCGGTCGAGCCACTAAACCCAACGTCTGGGATTACGCGGCGGCTAAGCATGAACGTGTCGCCGTCACCCAAGTCGAAGTCCGACGACTGAATATACGCCACCATCGGGTCGTTATCTGCGTCGATACCTTCCTCATGGTTATAGGCTTGACCTGTTGCAAAGTCCGAAAGTGGCGTGTTTGCGCCCTGTGGGTAGCGGCGCAGCGGTGTGTCCAACCAAGCAGTGCGCTCGATTGTTCCGTAATACCAAATCTTTTCGAGGTGGTTATAAACCACGTAGGAGTCGTTGAAGTCCGAAGTGCCAGACGGATAGAACCACCAGACCTCGTTCCACTGCTCGTTTGTGCCGCAGATAACCTGATCGGACTGCGCCATGTTTAGGTTTTGGAAAACATGGTTACGCAGCGTGCAAGGCAGCGTCTCAACACGACCCGTATAGGCGTAGAACTTATCTTGGCCCATCCAGTAGGTAATATTAGCCGCCGTCGCCATTGCGCGTGAGGACATGACCGATACGTTATCGGCATATTCCTGCAAGCCAAACACATCGGTCGTGCCGAGGAACTGGAGCGTATAGAGGTGGCTATCGGTCCAAACCAAGATTTCCTGACGTGACGGCAAAGCGCGCACAATGCGCGAGCCACGTGATACCCGGATGTCACCAGCGGTGTTAAATTCTGTTGGTGTCCAATCGCCCGGCGTGTCTTGGTCTGCCCAACGAATGAGCATGGGGTCAAAATCATCGGGGTTAGTAGACCCAAACGGGACTGCGCCAAAAGCGATCAAGTGCCGGTCTTGCTGCGACACCAGCAACTGCATAACTTTGACAGGCACAGCGTTAGGATCAAAGCTATTGGCCGTCGCATACGCTTGTAGCGTAATTGCTCGCTGGCTGAGCGCCGTACCCGGATCGGGCAAAGTACCACGATACCACCAGTAAGGCGCACCATTGCGGATATTCATGACAAGGTCGTTGTCGAAGTTATCAAACCACCAGTCGCGCTGCTGGAAGAAAATCGGCTCAGTCGAACCAAGACCCCATGCGCCGCGTGACCACGTGCCTGTACCCCAGCCGTAACCAGCGGTTGTAATTGGGAAGCCGGGACGGATTTCAAAGTCAATTGTAATCGCCGTACCGCCAGCGCCCGTGATTTCATTCGATGTAACTTCGGTCGTCACAGGGATGGTAAACGTAAGTCCGTTAACCACAGTAATTTCGTGGTTCCCGTTAATCTCATCCTCAGGAACACCGCCAATAGGACCAACTACGCCTGAAATTTGTACGAAGTCACCCGTTTCTGCTTCATGTGCAACGGGTAGCTGGATGCTCACTACATAGGGCGTGGTAGTGTCCGTATAAACGCAGTTATCCGTCGTGGGGCTAGTCAACGTCGGGTTAACGAGCCGGAGCGGAGTGATGTTGTTGTAGTAGCCACCGTTCTCGATATAGACCTTCTGGTGTGTACCGAGCGCCATGAGGTTATCGGCATAGGTCGTGACCCAGTTCCACATCTGGCGGCATACACCTTGGAACTGCACGGAAGTAGCTTTCTGCCAGCCGCCGATTTTCTCAGGGTAACCAGAGCGGAAGCGAATTTTGTCGCACTCCCACCAGCCGCCCTCGTTCGAGTAATCGGTCTGATCTCGGTTTACACCCGGCTTAAACTGGAGCTTGATGAACGGCATCTCTTAGCTCCTACGGCTGTACATACTGAAGGGTAACGGAACCATCCGTAGCTCCAACGTCGATGTAATATTGCTGCCCCGGTGTAACTGAAACGTAGCTCGCGGTAGTTACGAACTGCTGACCCGGACTAGTACCTCCCGCTGCGGTATAACCAAAAGCAGAAGAGGGCGCACCGTTAGACGACGAACCCGGATAAAAAACTTCAACGCCGATATACCAGCCGTTACCGATACCACGTACTGGGTCACCACTGCGGTTATCCCAAGGACCAGAGGCACGCGAAGCTACGCCGCGAATACGGTACGACTGGAAATCACTGAAATTGTAATACCCGTTCGTGTTCGTATTGTAGTAGCTGGTATTCGGAGCAATCGTTACAGTGCGGTCCCCGGTCCCTCCAGAGTTCATCTGTGACAAGATCGAGTCCGCCGCCGCACCGGCTTGGTAATACGCGTAGAATGCCGAAGGGCTACCCGCCTCGGCATATCCTGTTTGGGAATAAAACCCATAAATATTGGTCGTGTAAATCCATTGATCCGGTGTGGTGGAGTACATCCCACCGTAAACCGTGAGGTTCACAAGGTAATACACACCCGCAGGGCACGTCCAATAGTTAGAACCAAAGAACGTAGCCGTCTGGTAGACAGGTCCCGGAGGCGGCGGAGGTGGCGGTCCGGGAGGAGGTGGAGGAGGAGGCGGTACCGGTGGAACCGGCGCAGGCGGGATGTAGGCAAAAGTCCCAGCCCCTCGTGCGCTTATTCCTCCTCGTGAGATAATGACCGGCACTATGCGCCCCCCTTAGACAAACTTGGTTTGCGAGGCGAATACCGTGTAGGTCGCGCTTCCAGTCTTCAACACCGTATAAGTATAAGCGTCGATACTCGACGTGTTGCCGACAGTAGGGGTAGTGCCCTGCCACTTAGGCGTAATATTCACACCATCGACTTGGACGATATTATTGTAGTACCCAGTGGTACCGATGGTCGCAAAGATAGCAACCGTAATCGCCTGTCCCGTAGATAGCAGCGAGTCCAGCGTAGTTCCGCTATTACCACGGATATTAAGCGTCCAGTTAGCGGTGGCGCTGGAGGTATAGTAGAGCACCGATTGCGTAATCGTATCGACGTTAATGGTGCCGGAAGCCCCACCCGCCACAATAGTCGCCGTCTCAATCGCATAAGCAAGAGGCTGAAGCGACGTGATATCTGTATTAGTCCCCGACTTGGCTGCGCTTAGTGAGGTGCGTGCGGCGGCGGCTGTATTG